GTAACCCCGTTTGAGGTTCCCGTCTGGAAGTCCATTGCCGTTCTTACTGCCGTGTCTATTGCATCCAGTGAAGTGTAGGCCGCTTGCCCGAATTTCACATCCGCCCAGATATTCAGCGTTACCGTAGCGCGGTCGTGGTAGCCCGCCCTATCCTTCATATTGCTATCTAACGGCTTATTGTCTACACTGTACACAATAGCCGGGTAAATCGCATCCTGAGGCAATATCATGGGATAGATCCGCGTACTTACAAGCGCCGTAACGCCCGCCGTGCCGCTTAACTTCCCGTATATGTATTTGCCCGTGTTCATCTTCTGTCTTCAAAAGAGGGGTATTTGAATTTAGTTGGTTCGGGTGATAACGGAAATGGGAACGGGCAAACGGTCAAATCTCTAACTGTGTTCTTAGGTAACTTTTCGCCATTCCACCCTACGTTATCAGGCAAAGAGTCTAACATTGCTTTTTTTTGCGCCGCTGTTCCAAATGTGCCGTAATCAGCTATTGACACGTTTTCGCATGTAAGCCTATACGATGCCCATCTGTTAGGGTCAACTGCTTTTACAGCCGCCTCTATCGCTTCAAAAGCGCATGATCCATGCACTACAACCGTCTTGCTTTCCGTGTCAATTATTAGTTTCATTCCACTGATTCACAAGTTAAAACCTCAAACTTTCTGGCTCCTAATATTGCTGAATAAAGCACGTCGTAAGTCAGGGATTTTGAGCCGTCGATGTTATGTATAATTCTCATTTTGGGCAGGATGTCACCACGGTAGCGCATTGTAATTCGCGCCCGCTGCAAGCTCATTTCCTGATCCCCAAAATACCTTTCATCGTTACCCGTAACCGGATATTCAACCAGCGCCCAATCAGTCCGCAAATCCGCCCACGTGTTGACCTGTTCGCCATTATCGCCCCGCGTTGTTGTGAACGTTTGAACCGTTACCCGTTCCCGTAGGGAAGAAATAGACGGGATGGATTGTGATATGTTGGCAGTCGTGTTTCTCATATCAGATTAACCCTGGACAGCGACAAAAGCGCGTAAGCACTCCGAGCTGTTGGATTAGCGCCATTTTTCAGGATCGGTATATCTTCCCTGTTTTCGTACATCATGCCTATCTGCAAAAGCATGGCCGTTTTTACATTGGCATCTACATTTTTGGCCGACGTTGTGCCGGCCTTGTATGTGATACGCCATAAATTAGGCATCTGGTTTTGCAAAGAGATAGACGGCGGTAGTGTGCTTTTAGAAACCACACGCGGAGGGTAACTGTAAGTGTCCACCGTATAATTGCTGCTTGCCCATGTTGTGTAGGCCGCTGCGTCGTTACGGTATTCTACTTTTGTAACCTCTGTAAGCGGAGCCATTGCCAATTCAAAAACGCCGTATTCCGGGAAGAAGTCCCAAACTTCTTCAACCGTTTGCTCAATCAGACACACACCCGCGTGACGTTCCGCCCATACCCGCGCTGCCTTAATTAGCGCACGAATAAGGTTATCATCCTCCGCCACATCCGGGTGAACCTTCAGCCAATCTTTAGCCTCGCCCAAAGTGATCGGTTCTTCTGTCGGTGTTGTCGTTATCTTGAACGCCACGTTTTTCGGTGTTACGCTTTACGGTTGCAGTTTCTCTAATATCGGTGTGGGTTGCCTGGACTTCTTCAGCTTCGCCGCTGTCAATCAAGAAAGCGCCGTTATGCTCTGAAACCCAGGCCACCCGCCCCGATTTTTTCAACTTCACGTACATCTTACGCCTGCAGGATGTACTTGATCGCGCTTGCGTTTACAAGGTTGGAGTCCAAACGGAGCCATCCCATAAAGCCCACTGCACGTTCAGCCCAGTAAAGGCTTTCGTTACGGCTCAAATTGATGCCACCAATACGGCGAACTTTGAACTTGCTAAAGTCACCGAAATAGATGTGGCGTTTGGCAGTAACAGGAAGGCGCGTTGTGCCGTTTGCCGCTTCCAGGTCATTGTTAATGTAGATCGGCATACCAAGCAAGCGGTCAGGCTCACCAACAACCAAAGACGGGGTGAAAATCTGCACCGTGTCAGTGTTACCCACGTCAAGCGTGCGCAAGTAGCCCAAGATAGTATCGTGCATCATCCAGCCCACGTTTGGCCCGGTACGGTATGCTTTGTCGATAGAGTGCTGTGCGCGGATTAGTTCAAGTTTTGTGATTGCCGTGCCGCCGCCAGTTGTCAGTGCGCTGTTAGTTACGGTGGTAGTCAGACCGTACGGCTGGTTTGTGCCGGTTCCGTTGGTCAATAGGCTGTTAACAGCGCGACCAAGACGGGCAGGCAGCAATTCGCCCAAAGTAGTCTGTACCAGTCCAACGCGGTTGTCATTCATCAACTCGTTAGACATTTTAATGATCTTTGAGTCGACCGTATAGTCACCAAACAAGACGTTACCAAAGGTCAAATCCGAAACCGTGGTGCCAACGCCCTGAGCAATGACAGCGCCGTTCACACCCGTGTCATCCAAGGATGGGTATTTAAGCGTGCCGCCTACTGTGTCGTTCATAATCCCGGCCGCTGCCAACATACCGCCGTACCACTTCATTGCAACCTCCAATTCGTTGGAGAATTGCTGCGGAACGGTAAATCCACCAAGGGAGTCGGTAGATCCGATCTGCGTAGAAGTGCCGCGTGTTTCGAGCATACGCAGTTCTTCTTCATTCAGGCGGTTTGTCCCGCCGTGTGGGCTTACTGTCCAGCGCCAAAACACATCATCATACGTTGCCTGTGTTTTTTCGGTAGTGCTTGTGTTTTTGCCGTTGCGGTCGCGTTCCAGCATTTCGGCTTCAAGTGCCTTTTGCTGCTCGTCTTCGATTTGGCGGGCCTGAATAGCGTTGGTCAGGTCTGTGAAACGCAGATTTAGGTCAATTTCCTTTTGCTTTGCGAGTGGGTCTGTGTATTGCCCGTTCTCGTCCTTTGCAGCCCGGAGGTCTTTGAGTTCAACCCAGACCTGCTGCCTTTTTTGGAGTAGTTCGACTGTGTTAGCCATTGTGTTTATTTGTTTTTGTTAAACTAAAAGCTGCAACTGCTCAAACTCCTCGTCTGTCATTGCAGCAGGTTTATCGTTTCGCGTTTCCGCGCTTTTTTCTTCGCTTCTTTGCCCGTTAACGGTGCTGATTATTTGCGCCTCTAATCCGATCATTCTTTTCAATGCTTCACGGGCCTCTGTGATCGCATCGCGTGTTTCCTGGTATAGTTGGGAATTGTCCGGGTCTGCTTGCATAAACTTTTCCAGATTACGCAGCCTCCACGACGTTTCTTCCATTGTCCAGTTGACTTGCTGGATGAAGTAGGCGCTATTACTTACGCTCCAATCCTTGTCTTCATTTGCCCGGTCTTCCTTTTCCGCCGCTTCCATTGCTTCCAAAGAACGAGCGCCAATAGATGTATCAGGGTAAGCAGGTTCCGAAACCGGACCCATCTCATACACCCCGCCAAACTTGGTCACTTCCCGGAACGCTTTACCGCCCCGCATAGACCACCGTTCGCCGTCGGGCGCAATAGTGAACTGAAAAGAACTGCCCTGCGTATCGCCCCGCTGTACAGAGATAAATACATCTTGTCCGGTTGGGCTGTCTGGTAGATCAACTTCATACCATACGCCCGTCGCGTCTGTGCCTGTGCGCATGGTTCCCGAAGCGGCATTGCCTAATAGTCGGTTGCTGTCGTGGTTGTGCATTGCCAGCATCCGGGACGTGTCAATGCCATCCATAGCCTCCGGCCGTATAACTTCCCGGAACACCCGACCACCGGCCCGCAGATCCACGCTTTCCTTGTTGAACACAATGCCGTACCCCCGAATCGTACGAGATTCAGCATTTACGACCTTTGCCCGCGTTTCTTCGTGCAGGATGTGGCGTGTTTCCAGATCGCTATTCGTCCGCCGTTGTTCCTGGTTCTTCTTCATTGTCTATTTCTTTTGTGCCTTTAGGCTCTTTTTCTTCTACTTCCGGCTGCTCTGGCAGCTCTATTTCCCCTTCTTCATTCACCCGCGTAACACCGGCCTGCGCAAATGGTAGATTGCCCCAAGGCACCTCGTTCATATTATTCATGCGCCGAACATCATTGATGGTCAGCACCATGTTTTTGAGCATCTTATCCTCATATTCCGCCCGGCTTTTCATATCGCCCCGCATTAAGTTGGTCATATCGAAGCGGTGGAAAATTGTACCGTTTATCTTTTCGTCTTGCGTTAGTAGCTTAACATCACACTCCGCCTCAAACTGTTCAGCCCACGGGGTCAGGCAGTACTTCACAAAGCCGTTGTCCATCATTTCAATATTGTTGAAAGTGGAGCGGTCAAGGACGTTTATCATGTGGGCAGGTACTCCGAAAATCCGGCACGATTCATAAGCCTGAAACATCCGGGTTTCGTTCAACATGGCTTCCTGTGGGTTGGTGCCTATCTTGGTATAGCTTGCACCCGCATCCAGCACCATAATGCCGCCAACGTTCTTCACCCCTGCATGTTTTTTCTGGATACGGTCTTCTATTATATCCCTGGCATCCTTTGAAAGTCCCTGAGGAAAAGCCACTATGCCATCGATAGCGGCATTATTGGAAAAAAAGTTATGCCCGTAGCGCGTAGCGTCTATGGATGTGGCAAAGGAGCTGTTAAACTGGTTTGAGATGTTGATGCCCTGCCAACCGTCAATGGTCATGCCTCTCAGGTGTATCACTTCCCACGGGTACAGTATTTCAAATGTTGCCTGTGTTCCCATTTTCCGGGAAACGGCATAATAAAGCGTCCCGTCTTCGCGCTGGTAGATAACCACGTCTTCAGGAATAAGGCGTTCCAGCTTGTACGCCCGGCCGTTACCCTTAAAACTAATCTTCGCGTATGCGTTGCCAAAACAAGCATCTGCGAACATATCCCGGCGGAAATTGTAGGAAGTTGTGTGGGGGCTTGGTTCTATTGTTTCCATTGCCCACAATGGATGCCCCACGGCATGTTCAGCGCCTTCAGGTGTGCGGCGAAACGGGGCAAACGGCAAAGAGGCAAGCGTGCGACTTACCACATCAACCGCCGCAAAAACGGCCGGTACTTGCAATGCCTTTTGTCTGGTAACAACGCCGGAGCCGGAAAAGATAGAATCGTACAGCGTACCCCACCCGGACGGGCCGGAGCCATAAGGAAGCGTGTTAATATTCCTTGTTGCCGCCTGTCTTGCCTGATCCCAGGGCGCTTCTATGCTTATATTAAATCCAAATAGCCGCAAATCCAAACGTTTACACAAAAATAAAGGCCGGGTTTTGCCCGGCCTGCAAAAAAAGGTTATCTAAAAACCTGTTTTTTTCTATTTTTATACCATTTGCATTTTGCGTT